CTTTAAGAGTAAGAATAGTTGTTGTTGTTAGATCACAAACTCCTGATACTACAGCAGATCCAACTGTTGAAAGTTTGCATACAAAAATGGTAAGCGATCCAACTTTAGGAGGACTTGCAATTGACGTAAGACCGCAAACAGTTACTTTTGATGTTGTAGAAGCAGATCAACCAGCAGGTGTTATATCCTGTGAGTTTGAAATAGATTACAGGAGCAGTTATAACGATTTATCAACATAACTTATAATGCGTCTGCAAGCCTAACAACCCTAATTGTTTATTATGGAGAATGAAATTCCAAATGAGGGCGGTACTTACATACTGAACCCGAAAACTGGCAAAGCAAAGCTAGTACAACAAACTTCACAAGCTGAACCCCCTACTGAGGTAACTAAAGATGGCACAACTGACAAGAAAAAGAGTAATTCTAATTGAAGCGGAGAGCAGCTATGGCACAGATCCGACCCCTTCTGCAACAGATGTTGTTCTTGTAAGAGATCTGTCAATCACACCACAATCTAGTGATGTAGTAAATAGGGATGTAGTAAGACCTTATTTAGGTGCATCTGAACAATTACTTGCAAACACCAAAGTCGAGTGTACTTTTTCAGTAGAACTTGCTGGATCTGGTACTGCTGGAACTGCTCCTCGATACGGAAGTGCGCTTAAAGCGTGTGGTTTTTCGGAAACGGTCAGTTCGGGAACTAGCGTTACTTACGCACCAGTATCAACTGCATTTAGTTCAGTAACAATCCATTACAACGTAGACGGTGTAAGACATATTGTTACAGGTTGTAGAGGAACTTTTGCTATTAGTGCTGCTGTAGGTGAAATTCCTTCAATTGATTTTACTTTTACTGGAATTTACAACGCCCCAACTGATACTGAGTTGCCAACTATTACTTACGGAAACCAAGCAACTCCTTTAATATTCAAAAACGGTAATACAAGTAGCTTTCAGTTGTTGTCATATGCTGGAGCATTAATGAACTTTTCAATGGATGTTGGTAATTCAATAGTCTATAGAGAACTTGTTGGTGGAACAAAAGAAGTTCTGTTAACAGATAGAGCAGCTAATGGTTCTGTAACCATAGAAGCACCAACACTTGCACAGAAAGATTATTTTGCTGCTGCTTTAACAGATGCTACCCTTGGCAATTTAACTGTTACTCATGGTACTACTGCTGGTAATATCTGTGCATTTAGTAGTACAAAGGTTGATATTGGTGATGTAGCTTATGGTGAAGCTGATGGAGTAACAATGTTAGAGATTCCATATACACTTGTACCAAGTGCAGCAAATGATGAAATGAGTATAGTCTTTACTTAGTAAGTATTGACTACTAAGGTAGAGTAAAGAAGTATATATTTTTATTTATGGCATTTGTAAGAAAAAAGACTAAGGTTTATTCTTGGCCTGTTGAAGTTAAAACCCCTAGTGAAAAAGAAGTTGGCGAGTTTGATACAACTTCTTTTACTGGCAAATTTGTACGCTTATCAAGAAAAGAACTTGATAGTTTTGAATCCGCATCGGAGTTTGATGCACTTAAGAAAGTATTAGTTGGTTGGGAAGATGTTAATGAAGAAGATGGAACACCTATACAATTTTCAGATAAAGTTTTAAAAGAATTTGCAGAGGATATAGATTTTGTTGCTGGTGTATTAGAAGCTTTTAAAAAATTCTATTCTAATGCACAAGTGGGAAACTAACTGATGCTGCTTTGTATTGGGCTTCGGGTGGCAAACAAGTTATAGATGAAACACAAAAAGACGCTGCTGCGTTAGGTGTAAAAATCGAGGAGCAACCAAAAGAAGAAGAAGATTTTGAAGTTTTTGATGAGAATTGGGATATTGTAATGATGTTTCAACGATGTGCTACACAATGGAACACAACCTTTGGAGGTGTAGTAGGATTAAAGTACGAGGTGCTTTTACTTGATGGAGGACTGTTTGACCTCTATCATGTAGATAACCGCAAAGAAATGCTAGAAGGTTTACAACTTATGGAAACAGTTGTGTTGAAAGAAGTGAATAAGGAGAAGAAGTAGTGGCTAAAGTCGAGAAGGTTACTCTTAAATTACAAACGCAAGGTTTTGCTGGAATAAAAAATATAGGTCAAGATTTTAAAAAATTTAGTTCAACAGTAAAAGTTACAAAACCACAACTTGATAGATTTATAAAAGGGATAACTAAAGTACATGGAAATGCTAAATTAAGCAAAACTGCTTTTGAGGGTCAGATAAGTGCATTAACAAAGTTAAGAAATAATGTTGGGATTGGTACTGTTGCATATAAAAAACTTGGAGTTGAGCTTGATAAAGTGAAAGCCAAATTAAAATCTGTTACAGCAGCAGCAGCACCTCAAGGAGGAATGTTTGCAAGGTTAAATGCAAGGTTTCAGAAGATACCAGTTGGAGGAAGAGCAGCACTTGGGGCATTAGCTGGAACTGCAACAGCAGGTCTTGGTTCTACTGGACAGCTTGCCTTTGCTGGTGGGGCTGTTGGCGGTGCGCCCGGTGCATTAATTGGGGCTGGATTAGGCGCAGCAATGGATGTTGGTAATTTTGCTAGTGGTGCTGCTACATACGCATCTGAAATACAAAAGCTTGAAATTGCGTTAGCTGGTGTTACTAAAGATCAAGAAACTTTTGAATATGGTTTAAATGTTATTGCAACAACTTCGAGAGAGTTAAATGTACCAATAGCTGCATCCACCAAACAGTTCACAACTTTAGCTGCATCTGTTTTAGGTGCTGGTGGAACTATTCAAGATGCTGAGACAGTATTTACTGGTGTATCAAATGCTATTAAAGCAACTGGTGGTAACGCAGAAGACGTACAATCTGCGATACGAGCCATGTCGCAGATCTTTGGTAAAGGTAAGGTATCTGCGGAAGAACTACAGGGTCAGTTAGGTGAAAGATTAGCTGGTGCTGTTGTTAAATTCGCTGAAGCCAATGGCAGTAGTTTGCAGAAATTACAGAAAGACTTGAGAGATGGTGTTGTTGGTCTAGATCAAATAATGAATTTTGCAGAAAGGTTGAATGAAGATTTTGCTGAAACAGCTAAAGAAGTAGCTAATTCATCTGCGGATGCAGGTCAAAAATTAAAAACATCTATAAATCTATTTAAACTTGCAGTTGGTAAATCTGTATTGCCTATTGGTGCTGCTTTTCAAAAAGCTTTTTCTGATATAACTCTTGGTATATTGCAGTCTGATGATGCAATGAAAATAATAACAGTCACATTAAAAGCATTAGGTGCGTTTTTATATTCAACTTTTGCTCTTCTTAGGCTTGGAATTAGGATATTAGTTGATCTTTCTAAAATTTTATATTACATAGCTAATTTTGATTTTAAAAAAGCAATGGAAGTTGCTAGTCAAGGGATAACAGATATGGTAGAAAACGCTAAAAAAGATTTTAAAGCTTTAAGTGAGATGACTATAAAACCACCTAAGATTGAGGGAGCAGATGGTGATCCCACCATTCCAAAAGGTTTAGGTGATTTAGGAGATGAAGATTCAAGTCCATTAAAAGCCTTTGCCGAAAGTGCATTTAAGTTTGCAGAGCAAGCAGAACAAGCTGTTGTTAATGCGTTCAAAGGAATGGAGGATGCTTTAGTTAAATTTGTATTAACTGGAAAATTAAACTTTACAGATCTTGCAAATTCAATCATTGCTGATTTAACAAGAATGTTTGTGAGGTTTGCTATTGTAAAACCTCTTTTTAAGATGATATTTCCGGGTATAGATATAACTGATAGTGCAAAAGGCAATGTATTTAATAAAGGTGAGGTCGTTCCAAGTGCGAAAGGTAATGTTTTTGCTAAGAATAAAATTGTTCCATATGCTAAAGGTGGAACAGTTGTCCGAAAACCCACAATATTTCCAATGGCAAATGGAGGTATAGGTTTGATGGCAGAGGCAGGTTATCCGGAAGCTATCATGCCATTAAAACGTACACGACAAGGGAAATTAGGAGTTGAGGCTTCTGGAGGAGGAGGTAATGTTGTTAATGTATCAGTAAATGCAAGTGGCACATCTGCACAAGGCAATACAATGAAAGCAACACAATTAGGTAAAATGATAGGAACTGCTATAGAAGCAGAACTTATAAAACAAAAACGACCCGGAGGAATCCTTTATTCATAATGGCTACTTTCGATTCAAGTACTGTAGGATCTGATGTATCTCCTAGTTATCCTCCAAAGTTAACAATTGAAAATAATGTTATTACAGCTTCTCTGGGAGATGGATTTGAACAAAGATTATCAAAAGGAATAAATCCATCTAGGAGAACATTTGCTTTAACTTTTTCAAACAGATCTAATACAGTAACTAATAATATATTAAATTTTCTTTCATCTGCTACTGGCGGTAATAATGGTGCAAAATCTTTTGATTGGAGTCCACCTTTGGGAGCAACTGGAAAATGGATTTGTCAAAATCCTTCAGTGGAAATAGTTGCTAATGATTTAAACAATCTCGAATTAGTTTTTGTTGAAGTATTTGAACCATGACTGATTCTTATATTAGTGAATATCAAAAAATTGATCCAAGTGCAATCATTGAATTGTTCGAGCTAAAGCTTATAGAAGGTTTACATTATGCAGATGATAATCCCGATAATGTAACAACTATATATCGTTGGCACTCTGGAATGACTGCTGCTGGTGCAGGGTCTATTGTTTTTAATAATAAAACTTATAGTCCTATGCCAATTGAGGCAGAAGGTTTTGATTATAAAAGTGGGAAAAATGATGGACAAGCAAGACCTGTACTTAGAGTAAGTAATCTTTTAAATACTGTTTCTACAATTCTTATAGAAGTAAACAAAGTCACACCGGGAAATGATTTATTAAATGCTGAAGTCACCAGAATTAGAACAGCAGCAATGTTTCTAGATGGAGAGTCAACAGCTAATGTAAATGCAACAAGTAGAAATGAGGTTTATTTTGTTGAAAGAAAGTCTACAGAAAATAGGCAAATAGTTGAATTTGAATTATCTCAATTTAGTGATTTGCCCGGATTTAAAATCCCCAAAAGACAAGTTTTACCAAGACAGTTTCCCGGCATAGGAGCTTTCCATGAGTGATTGGAAAATAGAAGCACAAAAACACGCAGAGGATATGTTTCCGTCTGAAGCTTGTGGTTTAGTTGTTGTAATTAAAGGTCGAAAAAGATATGTAAAATGTACAAATATGGCAGTAAATGCTTACGATCATTTTATTATAAATCCTATTGATTACGCTAATGCAGAAGATTCTGGGACTATCGTTGGCATTTTTCATTCGCATCCATATCAATCACCAAATCCAAGCTCTGCTGATTTAACAGCTTGCGAAAACTCAAAAAAAATATGGTACATATATGCAGTTGCTTTAGAAAAATGGCATGAGTTTGAACCGTCAGGGTATAAAGCTCCTTTAATAGGTAGACATTATTCTTTTGGGGTACATGATTGCTGGACTTTAGTAAAAGATTATTATGAGTCAGTAGGTATTAAATTAAGAGATTGGGAAAGACCTACAGATCCAGAAAGTTTTAGAATGAATCCTTATTTTGATAAATGTTTTAAAGATACAGGATTTAGAGAATTAAAAGAAGAAGAACAATTAGAGCATGGCGATAGTATATTGTTTGCAATTAATAGTCGTGGTTTAAATCATGTTGGTGTATTTTTATTGCCACAACAGATGGTTTTACATCATATAGAAGGTAGACTAAGTTCAAAGGATTTTTATGGGGAATGGCTTGTAAAATGTACTGGAAAGAGGTTGAGGTATGTTAAGTAAATTAAAATTGTATGGTGAGCTTGCAGAATTTTGTGGTGGTAAGAATGAATATGAAGCAGTTTTAAATAGACCAATAGACGCTGTTAATTTTTTAAGATCAAATTTTGCTGGTGTAGATAAACATATGTCTACACAAAATTATCAAGTTTATATAGGAGAACATAATATTGATGAGGAATTGCTTGATTTTCCTAGCGGTGGTTTAGATATAAAAATAATACCTGTAGTTGCTGGTGCTGGAAATGTTGGAAAAATTATAGCTGGTATTGCCTTAATAGGAATTGGATTTGCTTTTGCTCCAGCAGGTATGGGGTTTGGAAAATTTTTAGCAGCACCAGTTTTAACAGAAGGAGCTATAAGTTGGTGGGCATTATCTGGAAAACTCGGAATGTTATTAGTTCTTAGTGGTGTGGCTGGCTTGCTCACACCAACGCCCGAACTACCTGATGATGATAATGACCCTATAAAATCTTTTTCATTTAGTGGAGTTCAACAGACTGCTAGGAGTGGTACTGCAATTCCTATAGTATATGGGAAAATGCTAGTAGGGTCGATTCCAATTTCAACACAAATTCAAACCTCTGATATAGAGGTGGATGAAGATGACTAAAGAGTTTATTGCTGGTTCTGGTGGTGGAGGAAAAGGCGGTGGCGGTGGCTCACGCACACCTTCTACTGATGAAGACTCTTTAAATAGTAGGTCGTTTGCTCGTATTCTTGATCTTATAAGCGAAGGACAAATTGAAGGTTTAGTTGACGGAAATAAATCAATTTTTTTAGATAATACACCTCTTGAAGATAATAATGGCAATGCTAATTTTGATGACGTAATTGTAAGAACAAGAACAGGTACATCAAATCAAGCCGTTCTTCCCGGTTTTACACAAGCAGTAAATGTAATTCCAAATCCTCAAAGTGGTATTGAAATTGATAGTTCTGGACAAACTTTTACTATTACCGATGATAGTGTTGATTCTGTTAAATTTTTAATTAGTATTCCTACTTTGCAAAAAATAAAAA